AGCGAGCTGGTTCAATTCCTTCACAGCACTCACGGCAGCATTGTACGCGCCGTTCTCGAATGCAGTCTCGGCTATGTTCCACAGCATCGCTCCAGTTTTTTGGGGCGTAACCGCGTACTTCTCACGCAGCTCGTCCTGCTTCACCCGCACGGCTCGCGTAACCTTCGGGAAGTCTTTGCCGTTGAGCATCTTTGTCGCAGCAGCAGCGGGAAAGCTGAACCCAGCTCTTCGAGCCGCCTCTGTCTGCCCACACGCTCCCTCGGTGTAGTGCCAAACGAAGGCACTCTGCATTTCAGTTATGCCAGCCTCTTCATCAGCAACGAAAGCACTCGGCGTCTCCACCAACTGCTTGCGCTCTTTCCTCGGCCTGCCTACCCGTTTTTTTTCTTCAGCCATCCACTGTCCGCCAGTTCGTTAAACAACCTCCGCGCCACATCTTCTAGATGTGGCTCTTGCCCTGCTTCCTCACGTTCATCCGTATTCATGATTCGCCAGCGCCTGTAATTTTCCTCTCGATCTTGCTCATGATCATACTTGAACTCATTCATTTAATTCTCCAATCAGGGTACCAAGGTACAGGGTACAGCACCCCAAACTTCCGCAAACAACCCCTAAATTCACTAACAAACGCTCTTCCTACACCTACTACTACTAATAACTACTAAGTTTATAAAGAGATACCCTGTTACCCTATAGATATATATCCTTACAAATCAATAGCTTAAAAAAAACAAATAGGGCATTAAATTTAGCTACCCTTAAAAATCATTGCTCCAGCCTCCTGAATACTTATCCGCATTCCCAACCTCGACCTTTGTATAGTCAAGGTCGTACACTTTTTTACCGTTACTCTTTCGAGGTTCGAGTCCGTGTGCCGCAAGTACGCGGCTGGCATCCTTGATGTCTGCCATGCGGGGCTGGCTGATTCCGAGGTCACGCAGGAGCTTTGTCATCTGCACTGGCTTGGTGTTAATGCTCTTGAAGTGAACGTGCTCTAGCACAAGATCCTCGACGCTGCTTTGGGTGCGGTGATACTCGTTTGAGTCTTGCAGCATGTCGCGCTCTTCTTTGGTCAAGTACCAATCAAAGTTGGTTTGGTCATACATTGTCTCTTTTACCTCAGCCCAAAGCTGCTGCATATCGATGCTGTGATTTGGGTTTATGGCGGTGACCGTGATGACCCAAAAGCGCCTGTTCTCGTCATCAGTCAAAAACTCGCGGTTGTTGACGCTCGCATAGAAAGCTGTGCGTCGCTGATAGGTAGTAAAGGCTCTGTCATAAGGCAGGCGCAGCTCGTCATTCCTTTTGGTTACGAATGCCTTGAGCTGGTCGCGGTCGCTCTTCCTGAAAGTAGACTCGATCTCGCCTAGCTCAACGATCCAATGAGAGACGGCTTGTTTGACACTGTCCTTGTCTGACGGGTTGAGTGTAGCGCCTTCCAACAGCCACCCCTGCTCATAATCTGCCAGCCGCTTGAACCACAGCGTCTTGCCCAGTCCCTGCGCCCCTTGAAACACCAGTATGCCCTCTAGGGCCACGCCATTCGGCTCACACGCCGCTGCTACGCAGGAAACCAGCCATTTGGTCATCAGCATCTCTTTGAGCGGTTCGTTGCTGCTCTTGATGGTGTCCAAAAACTCTTGCAGCCTACTGCGCTTGTCCCACGGTTTGTGCTCCATCCACTCTTTGACCGGGTTGTACTCCCGTGCCAATAGTTTCAGGTAATCCTTCACATTCGCGCTTGGAACCCCCGCGTGACGGCAGCGATTCTCTACCTCTACCATTGACGCATCTTTCTTCAGGTCGGCGACAAAGTCTTGGTTTGGGATCAGGATCTCTAAGTCCTTCTTGATGGCGTTGTACCGCACATCAATCTGGTTCATTTCCAACACCGCCCTGACGTTCTCTTTGACGTTCAAGATCCTGTTCTTTTCAGACTTTACCCAATCTACCTCTGCTGGCACCTCTACATGGTTCAGCTCAGGCATCAGCTCGCCTTCAAGAGCATGGTCGTTGTAGTCGCCCTTGGACTGCGGCATCAACACCTCAGCCTGCGAACCCTTCTTCTGCACAGTCTGCGCGGCCTTGATTGCTTCCTTCTCACCTGTCTTGGTGTCATCGAAGTCTGCAATGAATATGTGCTTGGCGTTTGGAAAGTAGCCGCTGATCGTGTCTGCGACTGGGCTTAGGTTGTAGGCGTCAAAACAAACCACGACTGGTTGGCCTAGATCGGCAAAGTAGCTGGCTCCAGTAGCGTATCCCTCGACGTAATTTATGGTGTGGGCGGTACGCATGGAGTTGGGGTCGATGACAAAGAACGACCCCTTCTTCTTTGTACCAGTGAGAAACTTTTTGCTGCCGTCGCCATCTATGAACTGCAAGCCAGCGATCTTGAGCTTTGCGTCCAGCACTGGCACGACAAGCTTACCGTCCTGCGTCTCTCGCAGACCGTGGTTGGTGACGCCCTTGCGCTCAAGGTAGGGGTTATTGTCTGTGGCTTCAGGGTAGGCGTCCCACATCTGCTGGGCGCGAGCTGCTGCCTGCCTCTGCTTCTCTTCGCGCTCTGCTGCGGCCTGCTCAGTCAGCCTCCGCATCTCTTCGCGCTGCTCGTCGGTCATCCTGTGGTTGGCCGCATTCTCAGGCTTCCACGTCGCCGTAGGCTCGTCGTTACTCACGGTTCGATCACCACACCGCCCAAACGCAACCTCTTGATCAGGCCAGAACTGATACCAGCCGACCAACTTCTGCTGACCGCCAACGTCCATGTAAGCACGGCCAATGTCACCGCCGACAACCAATCCCTTCTTCGGATCAGGCGTCATACCGTTATCTAACAAGAAGTCTAAGAACTCTGCTCGCATGTCGCCGCTTAGCGGCCTACTAAAATCTTTGCTATTCCCATCGGTTATTTTCAATCCCATCACATTTTTCCTTGTACACATTTTTCCATGTAGTGTAGGATAGTACACCTTCTTACATTTATACAAGGAAAAGAGGATGGCTATAATAGCATCAGGTGGTGGCGGCAGTGACTTCGAGCAGGTTCCGACTGGCACCCACAATGCAATCTGTTACAAGCTGGTTGACGCTGGCACTTCACTCAACGACTTCCAAGGCGAGATCAGCAAGAAGCACAACGTGTTTATCTTCTGGGAGCTGCCTGAGCTGCGTATGGCCGATGATCGACCTATGGTGATCAACTGCCAGTACACGCTGTCTCTGAACGAGCGAGCTAAGCTGCGGCAGCATCTACAGGCGTGGCGCAACAAGTCTTTCACTGAGGAAGAGCTGAAGTCTTTTGACCTCACCAAGATTCTCGGCACAACCTGCAAGGTCGATGTCGGCTTAACCAGTGGCGGGAACGCCAAGGTAGTCGGCGTGTTCTGCGCGGATGGTGGTGCTAAGAAAGTTGCGACGGTGAATGATCAGCAGGTCTTTGACCTCGAAGACTATTGCAAAGAGTTCTCTGGCGAGTCTGATGAAGCGAGCAAGAAAGCCTGCGACATCTTCGAGGAGTTACCACGGTTTATGCAGTGGCAAATCGGTGGGTGCGACGAGCAAGGTAAAGAACCTGTCGAGCCGTGCTTCGAGGTACAGGCTGCAATGAAGAAAGGCGGTGGCGCTGCGGCACCCGTTGCTGAAGAGCCAGCACCAGCACCTGAGCCTGCGGTTGCAGAAGAAGACTTTGAAGATGACATACCGTTCTAGGGGGTAGCATGATCACAATCAAACAACACGACATGCGCCACCACGCCGTGGTCGACTACTCGCGTCAAACGATCGTTAAGGTAACCACTGCGGTAAGCGCAGTGGCCCTTGAGGTTGGTGTGGATCGCAACACGATCAAGGACATCATCTATAAGAAAGCAGGCTGCACGAGTGCAACCTTGGCTAAGCTAGAACGGTTTTTTGATTCGACTTATCTGATCAAAGGCTTTGAAGGCAACAAGCTGGCGGAACATTTGGACGAGTGGATCGGGCCGAAAGCGAAAAAGCCAAACGACATGATCAATAGTCCGTCGCACTACGCTTCGGGTGAGGTCGAGTGTATTGACGCAATGGTGTCGGCTTTCGGGTTACAGCGTGTGCAGGAATATGCCGAGATTGCGGCGTTCAAGTACAACTGGCGCTCGAATAAAAAGGGCAACCCCAGCGAGGACAAGAGCAAGGCCATATGGTACTTACGCTACTCGATGGGCGATGACCCAAGGAAATCGTGATGAGATTCGCTGCGGCGCGTCAATTTGGAGTACCAAAATTTACAACATACGCATTGGTTCTATCCTTTGTTGTTGGCTTCCTGCTTGGGGCTTTTGTCGTATGATGTGATAGGTCTGGGTATCATCACGCCCTCCAGCGCGTTCCCGTCCGCGTAGACCGTAGGCGGGGCTAATATAAAGGTCAGGGTGGCTTGGTAATCCACCCCACTACCACGTTCCCGTCCGTGGATGACTAAAGGCGGGGCTAACCAATCGGAGAAACTGTGAGCAATTTATTTATCAAAGCTTTTCGAGCACAAGAAAAGTATCAAAACAAAAAGACCAAAGACCACGCTGCACGGTTAGAAGAGAGGCGTAAGGCGTCAATCGAAAACACCAAAAGGCTAAACATCAAAGACAGTCAGATCATGCAGATACTGTTGATGAGTGATCGTGGTGTGAGTGGGGCGCAAATTGCTAGAGAACTCGATATCAGCCCAAGCGTGGTCTACAACTCTACACGAAGATACAAGTTGTTTGAGAACCCAACAACGGGCGCGTACTGGTTTAAACGCACGAACTATATTTAGCGGAGAAGGTTATGCAGATAGAGAAGCCCAAGCAAAGCTTTGACCTTGAGGTGTTAATCACTTCTGTTAAGCACTTTAAAATCGAGGCCGACTCGTTGAGCGAGGCCAAAGAGTTGGCGCTTAAAGAATCGCGCAAACACTTCGGTAAAGACTTCCGCCGCGTCGATATTGTTGAGGCGTCGGAGGACTGATGGAACAAGAAAGCTTCTTTGGCGAACCAGATTCTTGGTGGGTGGAACACTGGCAGGGTATGCCTGAGTTTGTTCAGGACAAACAAGAGCCATTCGCCTGCATCAACATGCGGTTTGAAACAGAGCAAGACCTGAAAGAGTTTGCAAAGCTAATAAACCAAACGCTTACGCCAAAAACAAAAAGCATCTGGTTTCCATTCAAGTCTCACTGGGGTGCAGAGCACAACATGATGGCTTGGGTTGATGGCGATGAACCCTGAGCATCCAATATATATTGTAAGCAAGGGTCGGTGGCACAATGGTCTGACAGCCAAAGCTTTGACCCGTATGGGTGTGCCGTTCAAGGTTATTGTTGAAGCTCATGAGCTGGAGAACTACGCAGAAGTTTTAGGCCGAGAAAACTTGTTAGTGCTGCCGCAAAAGTATCTGGACAACTACGACACATGCGACGATGAACATGGGAAATCAAAAGGACCGGGCGCTGCTAGAAACTTTGCTTGGGATCACTCGGTTGCTGAGGGCCATACATCTCATTGGGTGATGGACGATAACCTCGATGACTTTCATCGCCTAAACCGAAACCAAAAAGTATCTGTGCGGACAGGGGCAACGCTCAGGGCTGCTGAAGATTTTGTTGACCGCTACGAGAACGTGGCAATCAGTGGCTTGAACTATTACTCGTTTTGCAAATCAACAGACTCGGTGCCGCCATTTGTTTTGAACACTAGAATTTACAGTTGCCTGCTGATAAGAAACGACATCCCTTATCGTTGGCGTGGGCGTTACAACGAGGATACCGACATCTGTTTGCGAGTCCTAAAGGACGGTTACTGCACGGTGCAGTTCAATGCTTTTTTGTGTGGAAAAGTAACAACTCAAAGAATGTCTGGTGGCAACACCAAAGAGTTTTATTCAGGCGAAGGCACCAAGCCAAAAAGCCAGATGCTTGCAGACCTTCACCCTGATGTTGCGTCCGTCGTTTGGCGTTTCAATCGATGGCATCACCACGTCGATTACAAACCGTTCAAAGACAACAAGCTGATTAGAAAAAACTCAAAAGTATGTCATGGCGTCAACGAGTACGGCATGGTCTTAAAACCAAAAGCTAAGGATAAGTGATGGAATTCAAAGTAGGCATTTACGAGGATCTGGACTACCCAACGTATGATTCAATACCTGCGTGGCGATCTCACGATCTCACATCGATAGCCAAGTGTCCGTTCACTTGGAAGAACCAAACCTTCAACAACTCACCCGCGCTGCTTGAAGGTCGAGTACAGCACACGGTTTTTTTGGAGCACCACAAGTTCTTTGACGAGTTCGCCATAGAGCCAGCGGTTGATAGACGCACCA